CACGTCAGGTTTACCCAAACTTGGGCAATGACATCCGCCCACAAAAGGTAGAAACGCCAGTCGAAGCCACTTTGGTCTGATGAGACCAAACCAAAAGAGTCTTCAACCATAGCTGCTTTCCGAATGTGAGTTTGAATCATGGGGTCAGAGAGTCCAAGTCCAATGGAGGGACTTATATAGTCACAACTACGGATATTGAGTCTATGTTGAGGGCCGAGCAAAACTCGGGCAGCCACATTAACGTGGCTGGGGACGCTGGAGACTAATCTCCAGCGACCATCCAGAGCTTTCTGCACTGGATGTGGTTCCTGCTTGACAAACAAACGCACTAGAAAAGTGAGTTTGGCTTCAAACAGCTCCGCAGCAGTCATGAGACGAACTTGGGAGTGCGGGGTCAAGCCCCACCTAAGAATAAGGAGGAGCGTGAGAGTTATGAGAGCGCTTGGCTCGGAGTCAACCAAATCAAGAAGGGTAGGATAAACGATCTGAAATGGGTAACCAGGGCTAGCGTCCCAAACGCTAGTGTGAGTGTAAAGTTCACTACGGATGACATCATGAATAAAAGCGACATCAGACGCTTTGTCCTCATGACAATTGGATTTAGGATACAAAGAAGTGCAAGTGGAAACGATGGTAGAAAATTTCGTTTTAACAAAAATATCGCATTCGGGGGTACAAGTGTTTCCGAGCCCGGTTTGATATAACAGGCTGGTCAGTTCAGCGTTGGAGCTGCGGTCTGGCCAGACGTATCCTTTGAGGGCATGAATGACTTCAGCATATTCTGCGTCAGTAATAATGTCTCCTTGAGGGTTTTGATCTGATCTTCTTGTTTTCGTATCCTCGCCGCGGCTTTCGAGGCTGCCTTCGTCATCTTGGAGGCAGGAAGGGCTTGGGCGGGATCGGGGAGCGTAGGGCCGGAGGCCTTTTGCGAATCCGAGACGCTGGAGTCCCCACCCAGAAGTGGTGAGGATTTCGGCGGGTTGGAAACCGATTTGACAGCGGGAGTACCACTGGGTTTCGATTTCTGTGAGGTCGGAGATGGAAGAGGTTTTAATCCAAGAGGATGCCCCCTTACGGGGGCAATCGATTTTAAATCAATAACTTGCTCTCCATCCTCACCGTCCAAATGGCGACGCAAATTGGAA